ACGATTAACAAACTATTTTCCAGAATTATCGAAGTTTGGTAGTTGGTTAGAAGCCAGAGGTGAAGAATGACACAAGATGAAATTTATGAAATGGTGGAACAGTCCGACCTTGGATTTTTACTTGGCGATAACTGGATGATGCAACATGAACTTGAATCCTTTGCCAAACTGGTAGAAGAAAAAGCAACAGAGAAAGCCAACGCAAGAGCCAACGCATCATGGACATTGATGTGCAAGAAGATGGTTGCCATTGAAAGAGAAGCCTATGAACACGACATGGAAGTGTTAATGAATGCTTTGTGGAAAGCCTGTGGTGATGACGCAGAAGTTGTAAACGCAACGATTGAATCTCAGGGTGAATTGACTAGAGCCAGAGGAGAACAAGCATGATTATTTATATTGTTAAAAAACATAAACGAATCTATGCAGGATGGTTTGGAAATGGTTACGCCAAAGCATTTGAAATTTACAGCACTCACCATACAAGAAAAGAAGCAAACACAGAAGCAAAAAAGAAAAATAAAAAAGCAAAAGATTATTGGTACATAGTTGGAAAAGTAGAGTTAAAGGAACAAGCATGACACAAGAAGCATTGAAGCTGGCTCTTGAGGCGTTGGAAGACAGAGTAAGCCTCATGAAGTGGCAGAAAGCCCGTGATGCAGTCAAAGAAGCCTTGGCACAGCACGATAGTGTTCAGGCAAAGCCTGAGCCAGAGCAGGAGCCTTGTGATATGAGAGACTTTTGCATTGGGTGCAGCCCTCGAAACACTGATGGTAGTTGCCCAGGAGAAAATCCAAACGGAGCTTGTGATTGTTATGTTAACGGTTTTAACGATGGTATGAAAGAGATGGAGCAGCCAGCACCCGTGCAGCAAGAGCCTGTGGCTTTATTGTTGTTGCAATCAAAACAAAATTTTGAGCGCAACTTTGGCCCGTGTTGGCAGGCGGATTGGATTTACAGCGACCTTGCAGAGTTGTTAGATACCACCCCGCCACAGCCAGAGCAAGAGCCTGATGACATTGCATCCATTCTTGCATGTCGAGATATGTTGGATGCACAGCCAGTGCCACAGCGCACATGGGTAGGGATGACGGATGAGGAGATTAAGAAGATGCGCCATCTAATTGATTGGACTGCGGGTTGGTCATACAACACATTTGCCCGAGCCATTGAAGCCAAACTCAAGCAAAAGAACGGCTTTGCCGAGGAGAACACATGATTGAAGGAACTGAAAAACTTGTCTGCCAGGACATAGAAGCTAGGCAACAGCTAGGCTTGAAGAAGTACGGCACAAGCGTAGAAAACAATCCTCTACGCCTCAGAGAGTGGCTAGAACACGCATACCAAGAAGCGTTGGATTTATCTATCTATTTGAAAAGAGCAATGCAGGAACTAGACAAGTGATTCAACAAATTCGCACTTTTTATGGTCGTACTCATGGACTCCACGGCAACAAAAAAACTGTTGTCAACGAAGGAATTGCATGGCTGTGCTTGAGTTGCGGGAGAGTGTTCACTAACAAACGACTGTCAGAAATTCACAACTGCACTAGGGAAATCCCTATGGTCAATTACGATAATGTCTGACAGAATACACACATTGATAGGTTTTAACAGGAGTGAATATGACTGAGGTTTTGAAATTTGAGACATGGGCAGCAATGCAAGACTTCACACCAGAAGACTTTGCAGATGCAATCAGTGACTCTCCAGCAATGGTAGAAGCTGCACTGAACGATGATTGGCAAGCTGTTGGCGACATCGTAAGGTCAAGAGTTGAACTCAAGGCTAAACGATGGGCGCAACAGACACTTGAACTGCCATTGACACCTTGGGTAGACGATGAAGAAGAACTGCTCTTATATCGTCAGTACCGCATTGAAAAGCTCCAATCAGAACTGGAGCACAAAAAAGGTGCAATCTCTACAATCAATCCTTACTCCAGCGAGGCCAGAAATGAAAACTAAGCTGAACCTTGAAAGAATTATTGAGGAGCACTCAAATGAAGAATATTGCGCTTATTGCATTGAGCCACGCCAAGGATGGATTAGTTGCTGCGGTGAAAACCACTTTGTCCTATTTTCAGATTTGGACTCCGATAGTCAGCTTGAAATCGCGGCAGAAATTGCTCAAAAAGGGGGCTAAGAAGATGGCATTCGTTGGTAAATACCAAAAGGTTGTCTTGCCCTCAACACCGATCACCGACCCTAAGTTTGGGTATGTGAACTCTGCTCAAACCAATGTGGCAGAAACATTCAAGAAGTTTTCAACAACAGGAGTTAATGATGATAGATTACGCACCTCTTTTAATGAGGATCGAGCAAAACACGAAGAAGTTATCGGACAAATGCCTAAACAAAAAATACGCAGGGTTCAGTAACGACATCGCTCAAATCCACGCTGACTTGACAATGTTGGCAATGTGGGTAGTGGCACAAGAGACTAAAGATATTTTTGACGATTTAACAGGAGTGAAGTGATGAATCAGGAACAGGTGTTAATGTTGCTCAACAAGAATGTCAATGAACATACAGAAAAGAAAGCTAACCTTACCTACCTCTCGTGGGCATGGGCATGGGCTGAAGCACTAAAGGCAGACCCAGAAGCCACCTACAAAGTAGAGATGTTTGGCGACAAGTGTTACATGGAAATCAATGGCACAGCGATGGTGTTTGTCACAGTCACCATGTTTGGCAAACCAATGACTTGTCAGCTTCCAGTGATGGATAGTTATAACAAATCAATCACGACTCAAGGCGTTACTACGATTAACAAGTATGGCAAAGAAGTCATTACCATACTTGATAGTTTTAATGTCAACACTGCCATCATGCGGTGCATGACTAAGGCTTTGTCTCTACATGGCTTGGGCTTGTACATCTATGCTGGAGAAGACTTGCCAGAAGGTGACTCAGGTTCAGATGTAGATGTAGGCGCAATGATTGACCACTTAGCGGCTATTGATGCGGCTTCAACAATGGATGAACTGAAGAATGTCTACACTGCTGCTTACGCTGCTTGCGGCTCTGATAAGAGCTGGCAAAAGAAGGTGATTGATGCCAAGGAAAAGCGTAAAGGAGCGTTGAAATGACTGAAGTCGTACAAGGCTCACCAGAATGGTTTGCACAGCGTTGTGGCAAGGCTACTGCTTCTCGTATCTCTGACATTGTTGCCAAGACAAAGACAGGCTACAGCACCAGTAGAGCTAACTACATGGCACAGTTGGTCGTCGAACGCATGACTCAGACTGTTGCTGAATCCTACTCAAATGCTGCTATGGAGTGGGGTGTTGAGAATGAAACCTTTGCTCGTGCCGCATACGAGGCTAAAACAGGCAATATGGTCGATCAGGTAGGTGCTATTGACCATCCTAGTATTCCCATGTCTGCCGCCTCTCCTGATGGTTTGGTGGGTGATGATGGATGCCTGGAGATTAAATGCCCTAACACTGCAACTCACTTGGACACACTTCTTGGTGAAGAACCAGCAAAGAAGTATTTTGACCAGATGCAGTGGCAGATGCGATGTGCCAACAGGAAATGGTGTGACTTTGTGAGTTTCGACCCACGGATGCCTAGCCATCTTCAGTTGTTCATCAAAAGAATCGAGCGCAATGACTTGTACATTGCAGAACTCGAAAAAGAGGTTGTCAAATTCCTTGCGGAAGTGGACGACAAAGTTAAAAAACTCAATGAAATCAAGGTGTAAATATGGAACAGCGTGACAACTCAGGTGTTTTGTTTAAGAACGACAAAAAAGAATCAAGCAATCATCCTGACTACAAAGGAAATGTGCGTGTGAATGGTCAGGAATTCTGGCTGTCAGCATGGATTAAAGAAGGCAAGAATGGTAAGTTCATGGGTCTGGCACTCAGCCCTAAAGAAGAACAATCCCAAGCACCAGCTAAAGCCAAGCCTAAAGCTGGCTTTGATGACATGGACAGCGATCTGCCCTTTTGATGTTTGACTGAATAAGAGGGAAAGCGGATGCTGTGCCTTATAACTTCTGAGGGTGCATCACAGTGCAGCGAGTACCTCACCTTTTCTTAATAGGAGTGAATGATGACAAAACTAGACGATATACATTTTGGTGGCAGCGTAAAGAAGTTCTTTGACTTGCCAATCTTCAATCGAGTTAGAGCCTCTGACCCAATAACCAGCTATGAAGCCGCTGATTCTGCTAAAGACTTGGCTTCTAAGCACTTCTCCATGATTGTGGACACTCTAAACGCTCATGGTGCGCTTGGAAAAGATGGGATAGCCCAACATAGCAAGTTAGACTCAAATCAAGTCTCAAGGCGATTAAACGAGTTGTCCAACATGGGACTAATTGAGTTGACAGGACGTACAGTCAAGTCAAAATCAGGACGTAATGAACGTGAATGGACTATTAAGCGTGTTAAGTAATTTGCTTAATTTACTTAATATCTTGCTAATTATGGCAATTGGTGGAGCAGTGACCTTGATCGTAGTCTTGGCCCTGCTCTACTTCTTCTCTGATTAGGCCATCAAGACATCAATAGCGTGTTGGGTGCGGGCAATCCTGTCATCCAACCCGTGAGTTCCACCATTGATTCGCTTGGTCAATGTGCTCATGTCATTGGAATCAGCATACTGGTTCAGCTTGTTCTTATCCCAGAACCAACCAGCACTCAAGGCCGCATACTTAGGACTAGATACTTGGTCAGGATCATTAGCCAAATCAGCGCCTAAAGCCTCACCACAAGCCTCGTAGTTGTCTTTGCCAGTCAATTGGATAAGACCACGCCCACGATACTTAAATCCCTCTCCAGAAGCCTCATCTCCATTACCCATGCGATCAGCATAGACCTTGTTGGCAATCTTCTCAGGGTTGCGGTGATAAGGCTGTGCAACATCCAATGAAGGGAAGCGCTTAGGCCAAACCTTAGTCAAACCCTCAGCAGAATAGTTCAGATTCTCCTTGAGAGCAGTGAAACCAGCACTCTCATGGGCGCACTGGCCTAGAAAACAGGCTTGTCTCTCAGGGGTAGAGATGTCAAAACGCTCAAAAGTCTCGTTAATGGCATCAATCCATTCTTCTGCCTTAGCAGGGGTCATCTTCAAGGCTTGTGACAGTTGTTCAGCATTCATGGGTTTCCTTTCAGGGTTAAAATGGCGCAGAGTACAGGGATTGCAGTCCCTGCCTCCACTTTTCAAACCATTGTCGAGAAAGGACAACAGCGTGAACAACCTTGATTCTACTTATCTACGTGAGGTCTTGGAATACAACCAAGACACTGGGATTTTTACTTGGAAAATTGGAAATAAACGAAATACAAAAGCAAAGCAAATTGCTGGATCAACTCATCCACAAGGATATAGATTTATTTGCTTAAAAAATAAAAACTATAGAGCGCATAGACTTGCATGGCTATATGTGTATGGAGAACTTCCAAAAAATCAAATTGACCATATTAATGGAATTAAAGACGACAATAGAATTTCTAATTTAAGACAAGTAACTCATTCAGAAAATCAACAAAATAAGCAGTCCACAAAGGGTTATTCTTGGCATAAAAAGCGACAAGTTTGGGAAGCGTATATCAGAATCAATGGTAAAAAATCCACATTAGGATATTTTCAAAAAGAAGAAGATGCTCAGTTAGCAAGAATAAAAGCTAAACATGAGCATCATCCATTCTTTACTTCTTCTCGTTAAGCATTTCACGAACTTGGTTATATACCGCTATACACGCATTGAGTTTTCTCACTGTGGTGTCTGCTTCGTCTCCGATGGCGAGAATAGCTTTAGCAACTTCTGGCTGAATCTCGGCTGTTCCTCCGTCAGATCGCTCGGTAATGGGGGCATCTGTGGTGGTTTGTATGGGGCAGATGGGGGTTTTGACAGGAATCCGCAGCTTGAGAGCGCCAGAGTCAATGTCAGTATTGCGCTTCTGCGATAAAAGTTTTGCATTTTGTTCAGCTTTCAACAATTGAGTTGTTTGGGTTTGGACAGCAGTTACAAGAGCTTGTTCTTTCTGACGAGCCTCATCATTCAACTTGGCTATTTCAGCCTGTTGCTTCATAAACTCATCATTGCCACCCTTGTAGTAGCCAGCACCAAATGATGCCGCTATAGACATCAGGATTGCTATCCAAACTCCTGGGTTTAACCAACTCATTCTCTTGCTTCCAGCTTTGGTTCTGGATCGTTGTCAGTAGCCTCTGCCTTGGCAGTAGCAGTAGCAACAGCAGACACTGCTTTACGACCAGCAACACCACCTAAGACACCAGTACACAACAACATAATGTCGTTCAGCATCTTGGTATACACCTTGTCAATTGGAGCCATGCCAACCATAGGCTGAGTGACAAAAGTCACAGAGTAGATGAAACTGAAGCATGATCCAATCAGAATCAAAGCAATCACCACAATGACAAAAGCCCACACACGAGCCTCAATCTCCTCTGGTGACAATCTTGTATTTGGTTTATATCCAATGGTTGCCATTACTTGCTCTCCTTTTCTGGTTTAACTAACATTTCAGGACAAGTTCCAGTAGCAGTACACACAGGAGGCGTACATTCTGGATCACTCCAATTCTTTGGGTCTTGACACTTGTAACGATATCGGTCTTCGCACCCTGTCAAAAACAGGATTACTGCCAATAGCATCAGGCTCTTTACGGTTTTTCTCACGCTCTTTCCTTTCAATGCGTTGCTCAATCTTCTCTAGTTTCTCCAAAGCACGTTTGGTTTCATGCTTTGCATCTAAGATGTCTATATACAACATTGCTCCCAAAGGAAGCATCAAAGCAACAAGCACACAAGCAGCTATCCATCCCATTATGTCCTCGCCAGTTTTCCTACGAATAGAAGCCACATCCATAGGTACAAGATAAGGATTGCTGTTATTACGAGATACGCTGACTTTTGCTGGAAGTCTCTTTTTTCCTCCTGCCGTTGCCATTGCTTGTACCTCTCCTTAGCCTCTTGCTTCAACCTTGCCTGTTCTTGCTCCTCCTGAATCACTTCTCTCATGTCAAACACTGAGCTATACAACGCACCCATCTCAGGAGGACTCTGATAAACCATAGTCTCCCTGATTTGAATGACAAGCCTGTCCATCTCTTGTTGAGCCATTACTCGTTTGAGTGCTGCCTCCATGTGGTTTTGATCTGGGTCGTAGACTGTCTTTGATTTTTCTTCTTCTTCACGAATGTGAGCAGCCAACTGTTCTTGAAGTTTGAAGAACTCAGTGAGGTTCTTAACGATATCAACTTTGACTTGAGTCTCGTCAACAGCAACATACTCTGCCTTTTTAGTCTTAGAGGCTGGAGTTGGAGTCTTTTTTGCAGGTTTAGCACCAAAGAATTTACTAAAGTTACTCCAAAATCCAGTAACTTCCTTATAGATTCCAACAACCTCATCAGCAGTCCTCTTGATTTCAACAAAAGACTCTTTAGCTTGCTTGTATAACTCACAGCCAGCCTGAATGTTTTTGACAAGGCCAGCCGCAAGTAAACAAATGCTGATTGGGTCAATGACCTACTCCTCAACGATTTCGTTCAGATTTGTTGTATTGAAATACTGAGCTTGGAACACTAACAGCACCAGCTTGAGGAGATACTTGCGTCATCAAACCTCCAGTTCGCTTCATCAAATCTGGTCTTGAGCGCAACAAAATGTCTAAGGCTCTTTGACCACCTTGGCTATACATTGCTGGAACTCCTGTAACCAAACCAGCAGCAATAGTTGGCTCTGACATCATTCCATAGCCTCCAGCAACTCGTGTAGCAATATTTCCCTCTAATGTTGCTTTTGATTGATCGCCAAGAACTTCAACAGCAGCATCAGAAATTTGTTGGCTTTTTGCCCTACCTTTTGCAAATGCAGACTTGTTTCTAGTTGCATCAGCTTGTCTTACAGCAGTTGAAAACTGTTTTGGAGTAAACACGCCACTTTGTGCTCCAGAGTTGGCAGCAGCAATGTTAATCACAGACAAGTCGCCATAAGCACTATCAACCCTACGCAGTTGTGGAGTTTGTTTTGGATTTTGTGAATACAGTTCTTTTTTGAGAACTCCTAAAACATCACTAAGAGCTTGTCCAACTTCTCTCTCAGAGGCAGTGGTGCTGTTTGTGTAATTACTTGCTTTCTTACGCAAGTCAGACTCAATCCCTTTGAATGTTTGACCATCAATTTTTTGACCAGAAAACTTACCAAAAGCAACATCATTCAATGTTTGAGCAACTTCTTGCCTTTGATTGGCAGATAGATTTGTATTTTTGTTTAAAGATGAGAGGATATTGCTTTTTGTTGCAAAATCTAAGTTAAACGACATTTTTGATAAAACATCATCGTACTTATTGGAAATCTGGTCTGCTGCATAAGAAATGGCATCTCTGCCAATAACATCAGCGGGCAACTTATCATTTACTTTACCCAAAGCCTTGTTGATGACTCCCTTATTGAAGTCAAACAAAACTCTTTGTCTTGCATTACCAATGCTTTCACCAATCAAAGGTAAGTTTTGTGCAAATTCTTCAAATGCGCCAAATTGACCACCAAGAGTTTGACCTGTTGTTGGCGTGATTCCAAGATCACGCATAGTTTTCTCTGCTTTTGAAACAAGTGGATTCAATACCTTTCCAGCACCAGAGATAAGTTTTTCTCCAATTGGAGCAGTTAAACCACCAACAGCAACTTGTTCTGTTTTTTGAGTGCCAAAATCACCTTCTCCTGTGACTGGTTGCATAGCGCCGCCAGTAACACCTCCAACAACAGCTTGAGCAGTTTTTCCATAACCAGCAGTCCTAGCCAATTGAGCAGCCCTAGTCGCAGGAACAATACTTGCAGGATTAATAACGTTGCCAGCCAATCTAGAAACATCAAATCCACTTTCTCCACGAGCTTGTCTTTGCTGCTGATAAGCCTGTTCTTCAGCACGAGCAAGTTCATCCACACGTTGTGCTTCACTTGTAAAGAATTGGCTAACAGGATTCTCGTAAACTCCAAAACCAGAAGTAACGCTAGACAATGCTCTAGGAAGTAGCTGTGCTCCACCAGTGATAGGGTCTTTTAATCCCATCATAAAACCTGAAGACGGAGGTGTAACTTGAGAGCCTCCAGAAATAGCCTGTGCTATTTGTTCATCAGTCATTCCATCTGGAAACTCAACAACAGC